GTAGCACCCGGGTATTCTAATCTACAAAACACATCCAAATTCTTTTCTTTGCTAACACGGCCTACACTTAGTAATATAGGTTGTGATTGTTCGGTTGCTGTTCTACTACCACTACCAAATATGTTGCGATCAACTCCTCGAGTCCAAGGTTTAATATCAGTTCTAAATCCACGATTAGCCAAATCATCTACCATGCTTTGTGTTGTAGTTAGTACACGACCACTGTGTTTATGAAACCATCGTAGATAACGATAACTCCAGGCAGTGGGTATGCCGGTAATTTTGTTTATAGCCTCGGGGAAACGAGTATGATAACTGGTGTTGTAACACCAACCCCAATAATCCATCCAGCAACGGGCAGCAAAGCCCACTGGCCCTTCTGTAGCAATGTGTATGTAGTCAGGATTTACTTTTTCAATGATCCTACCAATGCCCCACGTCCAACTAAGTTTGATTTCACTATAGCCAGGACAGGGAATACGAGTAAACTGCCGGGGATCAAGATAAACAAAATCATACCCATCACGTTCAGCAAGGATTTCCAAGTTGTGAAATGTTGTAACAACGCCATTGACTTGTGCAGGTTCATTATCGGTTATTATCAGTACTGTTTTCATTCTTATACCTATCAAATCTTTCAAACAATTCTTCTTTTGTTATCGAACAATTTTGTTTTTTGCTTGAATTTTTAAAATTAGGGATATATTCAAGATTTACAATATTACCAATTAGATAAGGTGGAATATTATTCTTAAATCCAGCAAAGCAAGAATACATATGGTCTAATGAATATGCATTTTTATTACTGTTTGGCCCACGCAAATTATAGTTTGGTAAAGTTTTAACTGGCTGCTGATTGGTATAGTGCCATACCTTTCGTCTATACAGATAAAATTCTTCCATTTTCTCTTCCGGAGTCCATCTACCTGCATCTTCATTTTTCTTTCTTACATTATCTATGATATCTTTTGATTTTAATGGATGGTCAACACCGTAGTTATTAGTGTAAGTTTGTTGTCTCTTAGTAATACTCTCTTCGGTCTTCATGTTATGGTCTACACCATATTTTTTTATCATACCATCTTTTCTACGCTGTATTCCTATCTTGCCACTAAAAGGATTTGGGGACACCAACAACTTATATTTTGAATTACAACTATACGAACAGAAAACTCCCCGATACTTTCCCTTAAATCTCACTGGTCTATTACAACTAGGATGATTGCATCTTACAGGATAATCGTGTAAATCATTTAGTATCCAATAAATTCGTTCGGATAATTTATTTGACTGACAGTTATTAGTAAAATGTAAAATACTATCTTTAACCTCTGTTGTTAGGCTTTTGAATTTGCCTGTAGATATTTTTCCATCTAACCCATAGATAGTATTTGATAGATAATTTTTAAGTTCTGTTAAGTTCATCATATTATATTTATGCCTACGGTGTAATATGTGAACATATGTCATGTTATTTTTCTAAATAAGATAGAATAGAAAAACCATGTTCTAAAAACCAAGTAATACACTCTGGTCCTTTTATTATTTGATTTGTTTTTCTATCTAATATTTGAAAAGGTCGCCACTCGTTTTCTTCTAAGTGAATAAGTATCCAATCACCATCATATGTTTCAACTAATGCTGAAATACTCTCCACGAAATCACCGTCATTCATCACTATAATATTATCTATTTCTTTTATCACAGGATTATGTGTATGACCAAAGATCACGCCATCGTAGCCCTTCTTTTTACAGTAATTTGCCAGGTTTAGTTCAAATTGAAACATGAAATCCACGGCTTTTTTAACACGATGTTTTAACCACTGGCTTAGACTCCAATAACCAAATCCCATGCGATGACGAATCCAGTTGAATCTATTATTGATATTGAGCACACAATCATATGCACGATCGCCCAAGACACTGAGCCAGGGGGCTAGGCGGGTAATACCATCAAACAAATCACCATGTATCACAAGATAGCGACGTCCATCCAATCCTGTATGCACAGCTTGGTTACAAATTTCTATACGACCAAAGTTGACACCATAGGGTATCATGGGTCTAAGAAATTCATCATGATTACCAGCCACATACACAACACGAGTGCCGTGTTTGGCATGTCCTAATATGCGTCGTATTACATTGGTATGGCTTTGTTGCCAACGCAGTCTATTTTGTGTAATTTTCCACGCATCAATAATATCGCCTACTAGATACAGTGTTTCACATGAGTTGTGCTTGAGAAAATTGTTTAGATATTCGGCCTTACAGGATTTAGTACCAAGATGTACATCACTAATTGCGATTGTGCGGTAAGTTTTTTTCGACATAATACTATTTAACTACATAAACATTACAAGACTATTATACTCATAAAAAAAGAGCCATATAGCTCTTTAGTGCTGGTTACGAGCTTCCAGCGTCCACTCTATCTTGTGGCCGTTTTTAGTGGTTTTTATTGATTTTTTTTGCCAGAATCTAAAAATTGATTACCTTCGCCTATGGATATCACACAGGCAGCGCCAATATTATATTGAATTATGGTCCATGTATCAGTCTTTTTGTTTACCAATACACTATACCTAATTTCTGGGTCCTTGCTAATACCTATCCAAACAGGCAATTCTTTGATGTTGCTACCGTTAAGGTCTTCCAATACTTCTGCCAGTGGAGCACAGTTTATTTTTCTAGTGTATGTTTTGTATTCAGCATTGGCAGGGTGTGCCGCACATAAACCGAACAATATGGCCATTGCGGCAATTTTTTTCATTTAATTTCCTTATTGTATTTTTAATTTAACATAGTCTACGATACGCTGTGCCATATCGGTGCTACAGTATTTATCAATACCCTCAAAACCAGGACTGCTGTTGGCCTCACAAATCTTAAACCCGTCATTGTCGAATAGCAGATCAACTCCGGCAATATCTAGTCCCATGGTTTTAGCAGTTTCTCTAGCCAAGAAGTCAATCTCTTCTGTAATCTTATAAGGTTCGCCATGACCGCCGTGACTGATGTTAGCACGAAAGTCACCGGCCGGTGCTGTACGTTTCATCGCAGCAATGGTTTTTCCGCCCAATACCCAAACACGCAAGTCCGTGCCTACCTGATTGCCCATGTACTCTTGTATGATTAATGTTTTACGACTTTTTAAATTGTCAATTAGTTCCATCAAGTCGTCAAAAAACTTACGGGTTTCGCATAGATAAACACCCTTGCCTTTGCTACCCGATATGAATTTTACTACACAGGGAAATCCAATTTCAGATTCGACTAGTTCACCGTCGACTGGAAAGCTAACCATCATGGTTTTGGGAATGGGCAAGCCGGCTTTGGCCAGCATTTGACTGGTTAGTAACTTGTCTTTGACTCCTAGTACACTGGCACTGGAATTAATTACAGGAATATTGAATTTTTCAATTTGACGCATTAGGGCCGAAGTAAAGTAGTTAGTGCCAGAGCCGGTCCTGCTCAATACCAAATTGGGCATGTCCACACGTTGACTGTTGTATCTAATGCTTTTGATACTACCTTTGCTGACAATAACATCAAAGTATTTGGGTTGTAGTAGTTCGGCATCCAACCCATTTTCCTTTGCTACCTCTAACAGCCGTTCGGACTCAAAATTTTCACTGTTGTTATAGTGCAATATCCAGAGCTTTTTATTCGGCATCGGCAGACTCGTCCTCGTCGTCACCGTCAAAAATATCGACAATATCTTCTACGATGTCTTCAACTACATCCTCTACTTGTTCTGCAACATCTTTTATAAACTTGCCTAGATCATCAAAAATACTCATTGGTATATCCTTTTATAATATATTATTTCTACTGTTCCAATCGATTTCTTCAACCAGTGCTTCGGCATTGATCTTAAACATGCCAAATTCCGGTTTGCTAATTCTAGTGGCTATTTTTTCCAGACCTGTTTGTGCAGTGGGGTCTTTTAACCAGCGAGCAATCCAATACCATTGAAAGGCATGTGAATTGTCATTTATACCGTCATAATATTCAGCCAATTTAATGGCTGCCTGTGCATTTTTCTGTTTACCTGACTCCAACAGTGCAGCAATACCTTCGGCTGTTTCGTTTTTAGTTGCATCAGGCAACGTTAACAATGCAGTACCTAAATTAACCTTGGCCTCTAAATCTTTGTCGGCGCAGTTACGCCAAATTTGCAAACTAATATTGCGCCGATTTTCACCTAAATACCCCGATGCAAACATATTACCTAAGGCAGTCTGTCTTCGAGGATTCATTAACATTTTATTGCCAGCTTGAAATACTGCGGCTACTTTTCTTATAAATTTAGGTGGGATTACTTGTCGTTCAGCCAATTCGATTAGTATCTCGAATGTACTGTGTTCTCTATTACGTACAGTTCTCGCTAACAGTATAGGCAAGGCATGTTCGTAATCGCCGTTGCTTATAAATTTCTGTGCAGTTGGCATACTGATGCTAGAGTTAGCAACATCGGCCATTAAGTATTTGATAACATCCTCTGTGCTAGATTCGTCATTGATAGTAGGTACTATAAATTTAGCGACACTTTTATCGCTGTCAATTTTAGTAGAGGAGGGGTTAGGTTCAGAACCAGTAATAACAACAGACCATATTTTTACGGGTTCGGGTATATTCTTAAAACTCTGTAGTCCTCGGTCGACGAACCTAGCATCAGTGATTTTACCTGCTACGGATTGATAAACCACATCGCTCATACCAATGCCTCCGTAGTCGGCTTGGCTTTCGATACGAGCAGCAAGATTTACAGCATCACCCATTAGGTTAGTGCCCTGTACAACCACATCCCCTAAATTAAGACCAATACGAAAACGCATTTGTGGTTTTTTAGGATTTCTTTTATTTCTTTCGTACAGTGCTTCTTGGCAAGCAATGGAGAATTTTACAGCATTTACCGGACTGGCAAATTCGGCCAATACACTATCTCCGGCGCTGTTAAAAATTCTACCACGATATTCTTCGATCATGGGATCGATTATGCTACGACATTCAGCCAGTATTTGCAAGGTGCCTTCTTCATCGGCACTCATCATGCGGCTGTATCCAACAACATCGGTACAAAATATTGTGGTAAGTTTTCGTTCCATTTAGTGCCCCCTATCTATTTATTAGTAGATAAGCAAACAGTAAATAGGTCATTTGATGTGCAAATTGATCTGCTCCAAATTCTCGCCAAAATCTCGGTTTAGCAATGTCCTTACACCCAAAGCGTACCTTTAACCAATCTACATGATAGTGTACAATTAAATCAATAATACCACACACTAGTGCCATTGCTGGTGAGATAGTCATAAAGGGCATGAGAACAGCCAGTGCCACCAGCGTCCCTATGACATGATCCAATGTATGACTAAATCCAATTGGATCCCAATAGATACCTTTCTTTATTGTTTGGGCGTAGGATTGAATCCAGAAATCAGCAATGTAGTGCTTGATCTGCAATGCTGTTAAAATTAATAAAATGTCCATATAACTATTTATATGGATATACCAGATTTTAGGCAGAACCCATAGGAATTTTATTACCTAATGTGCGAGTTTGATTTTGTATACTGGCAGGGACTTCGGCAGGAGTCGGTTCAACCGGTTCTTCTGTTTCGTCGGGTTCTACTTCGGAATTATCTACCGGGGCGTTCTTTTTTAACTGGGGGAAATATTTATAGATTTGTGGATTTGGATTACTAAAGTTTAACTTGTTCTCGTAATAAAGATCCATAATAACATTTTTAATTTCATCAGCCAGCCCGGGTGTTCTAATTCTTCTTGTTCTTACCATCCAATTAGCATATAGGCCTGCCCATTTTTCAACATCTTCGATTGATGCGCCTTTCTTTTTAATTTTTCCAACCTTCTCAACCTTTTCGGGTCTTAAACTTACCGATGGAAGGTTTAATCTACCTGCCCATTCTTTATTGGCTGAAATTAAATTAACACTGGTAGCGTATAAGTCATCATACATTTTTTCAGGATCGTCATAATATTTCAATTCCTGCAAGGGGAAACTCATAAGCATAATGCCATCAAATTTGGTATTTTCGGGTCTTCCACGGTAGGCATTGTATGCCACCACGGTATAGGGTTTGTCGAGATCGGCTCCGGCAACCACGGCATTAACCAGCGGACTGATATCTGCCCAATCTTTACCTTCAAAAATATAACCAAATAATTCTTCGGCAAATTGTTTGGTGGTAGCAGGATCGAGATTGGCTTTTTTGAGCAGTTGACTAAATGCTTTCAGGCCGAGATTTGCATTGGCATCAACTTGACCGGGGAGGTATTTGTCAATGATCTCATGAACACGATAATGTTGTAAAAATCCAGTTGATCCTAGTCTTCCGCCGCCACTTGCACTATCTCCAGCAGAGGCTTTGACTTCGATATTTTGATTACCAATTTTAAGATCGCCAGCACCAAAAATACTAACATCCGGACTCAGTGCGGCTAAAGCAAATTCACCAGGACCTTTTGATTCTTTCTCCCCTACATTTTTTAATCCATTAAACACATTGACGATAAAACTAATTGGAACTCCAGTTTTATTGGAAGTTAGTAAATCTTCAAAATGAACTCTTTTGCCAGAAGTCATTTCTTTTACATTTACATATCCCTTGTCCAGCCCTTCGGCAAATAGTAATTTATCTTCATACCTACCGGGTGTATTAACAATGACTTCAACAATTTCGTCTATGTATTTCTTGATATCTCTGTCATTTTGATTTAATGCTGCTCCAATTCGCTGGCTAATATTGGTTTTATTAAGAGACGAATAAATTTTGTCTAGCAGAGTAGCATCATCGGTGGTTTCGATAGATTTTATGACCTTGTGTTTTAAGGTGGTTAGGTCGTCTTCGATAAGTCTTAGGAATTCTCTTGCTCGCATAATAGGGTATTTATACCGTTTCTGGGAACAATATGTTTTCTACAAATTCGGTAATGACCGGTTCAGGTACTCCCATGGCTACCATGCTACGGACCACATGCGGGTTTTGTTTTTGATATCGACAGTAGCGATTCTGCGCCATATGGTAATCACTACCACTTTCTTGACTATGTCCTACTGTGGTCAAATAATAGTCGAATGCTTGGAGTGCCAGATCACATAATAAGTCCAGCTCTGCTTCAGTGTTGACATTGCCTGCAGCCACCATAGCAGGACTGAATATGGCTCTTGCCCACTCGGGTAATTCTCTAGGCTTGTTCCACGCTAGATCACAAGTTTGTTTGCCAAACCATCTCATCATAGGATGATCACGTTCGCCTGCTGCGGAATAGTCTAAAAATGCACCAGTGATTTTGTTTGGACCACATACAGCATCAAACCCAAATATAGGACTGGGATCATTGTGATGGGGAAATACTGTACAATGTAATATGTAGATTTTATGACTCTCTCTGCGATCTACTACTTCTACATGCGCTCTACGATAGCGATTACTTTTGTAAAAGGTATTATCCCAATCATAATTGGGATTTTGTATTAGATAGTATTCGCCGGATTGTTTTAATTTATGATCAAACTGTTGAGCTAAATCACTGATTTTTTTCCATACATCGATCGTCATAAGTTTTTAGTATTTTAATTGCCCAGTCAAAGGCTGTGTTGGCCTCATTGCCTAAACTGTCGTTTAATTTAGCTCGTAGGGCAGCGGCCAAACTGTGTGCGTTTTCAAATTCCAAACTGAGATGACTACCGGGAGCAAGTTTTTTAATCATCTGCCCGCCATAGATATCACCCAGATGCCAAGTATAGACATGTGCCAGAACCACGTTAGAATCTAACCCGGCAATATAGTTGGTATAGTCTTGAACCACAGGATGTATGGTAGAATAACTTAATCTGTATTCTCGAACATTATTTTCGTAGTCTTGATAGAGCAGCGGGCCCCGAACCAATCCATATAGCCCATCAAGTAACTCGTGAAATTTGGCCTTGGTTTCAATGGTGTGATAGATATTCCACTTTTGGTAAAGGAAATCTGTCCAGGAATCGGGAGAGATACTGTGATCAAACACACTTTTCATAAAGGCAGTATTTTCCGCCAGACTGTGTTTTTCTGCAGTAAGTTCCTTTAGACTCATTCTGCCTCAACCTTGAGTTTCAGGGGAAAGTCATTTGCTCTGGCCAGTTCAACAGCATCGGATACTTTTTGTTCGGCAACTTCGTGAGAATAAATCCCAGCAACAGCACTGCCATTATTGTGAATATGCATTGTTAAGTCATAAGCAGCATCTTCGTTGTGCTTGAAAACTTTCATCAACATGACAATAACAAACTCCATAGGAGTAACATTGTCGTTGAGAACCACTGCCTTGTATTTGGGAGGTTCTTTGAGATCACGATCTGTGACGGTATCTTTTTCAATAATGGTATCAGTAGACATAGTTTTTATTTAAGATAGTAGGGCGGGGGTAACCCCCGCCCTTGGTTTAGCCAGCCTTGAGTTTTAATACACGAGGTTTGAGAGATTCGGGAACCACACGTTTCAAGCCAATGGTTAGAACTCCATTTTTAATGGTGCCTTCGCTGACTTCAATGTGTTGTCCCAATTCCCAACTGCGAGTAAAATCTCTACTGGCCAGTCCACGGTGTAGATAAACAGGTTCCTTGATATCTACTTCCTTGCGAGCACCCTTCACAACCAGATTGTTTTGATCAATCTCAACTGTGATCTCATCCTTTTCAAACCCGGTCACAGCGATTTCGATCTCGTAAGTATCTTCATCGTGCTTGAGGATGTTGTAAGGTGGATAGGTGTTGTTGATTTGGTTTGCGAAACGAGTTTCAAAATTATTGAAAATATCGTCAAATCCAATAAGTGCTCGGTTAAGTTGACTTAGAGCGTTGGTATCGAAACGGACTAATTGATTCATTGCTTTTCTCCTTTTAAGTAAGTGAATCATCGGGCACTATGCCCATATGTAATAGCCATTAGGTCTACTACACATTTATTTATTATAGATACACAGAAAACTTGTGTCAAATGGTTTGATTTTTATTTTGTTCTTTTTTAAACAGTGGATGTAACAGTTTTTCTTCTATTCTACGAGCCATGTCCTGCATGATGACTTCAATACTTTCTCCCCGTGCCAGACGTTGTAAGGCATGGCCGTGTTCGTACATTTTAACACGCTGACACCAGGATTCATAACTCTCATCAGGATTAGGCTTCATTGTCCATATTTAAGAGCAAACCAAGTTGCCCATTTGCCTTCGTAAAACACAAATCTTGTATGCTTACGAATAAATTTACCATGTTTGTCATCCCATTTTGGGGTTTGAGGTTGATGGTAATAAAAGTCAAAGTCCTGATTGATTCTTAGCCCTTGTTCTTTTAATTCGTATACTATACGGCTAACATCGCTAGTACCAAGGTCATTGATTACAACTTCTTCAGCCAATATATTTCTCTACGGCCTCTGTAGTCAGTTGTTGACTAGAGATATATTGTCCACCATGTGCTAACATGAACATGGTAGCATCCCTTCCATCATAAAATATAAAGTCCATCCATTCTGCGGTAACATGAGTTTCAAACCGTTCTCCAGGAAGCCCAAACAGTTCCACAGCACCGGCGCAAATCTCGTCCCACCGATTCATATCTTTGATGATGGTATCGTAATAGTAAATTCTAACTGTGGTGTTCATATATTTCAAAATAGAAATTAGGATTGAATTGACTGGTGTCCTCATGGCCGATGTAGCCTCGAGGATTACTGATTACTTGAGTAGACCCAATGACATAATCAACAGGATCATGGCAATGTCCATGTACCCAATAGTTAATCTGAGGATTATCCAACATTACATTGCTGAGTTCGCTAACGAATCCTCCATTCATGTGAAAGTCCCCATGGTACTTCTCGTGTATACTTTGATAGCTAGGAGCGTGATGTGTGATCACAACCACTGGTCGACTATTGTGCTGTTTTACAGCCTGTTGAATATATTCAAGCGAGTCTTTATGTAACTGATAAGTGTATTCTGGAATTAATTTATGATAAAAACCTGTATCCGAATAATGATGTTTAATTGCTCGATAGTCATTCAGAGAGTGTTTCACAGTCATCAGTGTGAGAGGATCGTTGTTGTTTAAATCTGTCCATAAGGTTGCCCCTACGAACAGCACTCCGCCAATTTCTACAGACTCATTTTCTAATACAGTTACATTGGCAGGCATTATGTTTTTAAGATCACCGTAGGTTTTATCCAAATGATGGTGATAATTTTCATGATTTCCCATCACATACAGCACATGGTCGTATTTGGCACATTCGTACTCAAAGAAATCCCAGCACCGCAGTTCACCAGGTGTTCTGCGGTCTTTTCTGGGCTTTTTTAAATCTTTATCGATACTGCGATATTCGCAGATATCCCCGGCCAGGATCAACAGTTCGCCACCGGGTAATTCTTGATACCCGAACTCGAGATGTAGATCACTGACCAGAGATATTTTCATTTTTTACATTTAAGCAGCATTAACACGGCGGCTAACTGCATAAACAGTCTTGCCACTGGTATTTACGTCTGTGCGAACACGATAGCCTGCTTTACGCAACTCGCTCATACGAGCACGAAGATTTTTAATACCATACAGCGAACGGGCCTGTGCCTCGCTAAGGGTACGGCCGGTGCCACGAAGATGGCTAACGAGGAACTTGTTTTGAGTGGTGGTAATAGTAGTAAATGACATAAAATAACTCCTTTTGTGTTTTATGTGTCTTATAGTATAACACACAGAGTTTGGTAGGTCAACGATATATTTTGCCGTTATGATTCTTCAAATATCAATGAATTTAACGGTTTTTCTTTTTTAACTTTTGCAACCTTAGGAGCCTTTACCTTTTTAGGTTTAGGTAATGTGGTATTTCCTGTTTTGGTATAGTTGGAAACACGATCTTCTGCGACCTTGTGATAGTTAGTACTCAGTTCAAAACCTATGTATTGTCTATCTGTTTCAAGACAGGCAATAGCAGTGGTCCCGCTTCCCATAAATGGATCAAGCACAATATCGTCTTTGAACGACAACAATTCAATGCATAGTTTAGGCAACGCCACAGGAAAGTTAGCCATTGTCAACCCTTGTGTTTCGGGTTGAATATTCCATACTCCACCAACCCCTTTCATAAAATCTTCTTTAGAGATGGTATTGATTCCGGGATTATCTTTTGGTCTTTCTTTCTTCCATTGAGATTTATATCCTACTAAAATAACTTCAAATGGATTATAGATATACGGAGCACTGGCACTTTGCCATGATCCCCAAGATGTTAGAGTTGACTTTGTCAGGTCGGCCCACATAGGTTGAGCTACAATAGTCAACCCTATGTCAGATATGATCTTATACAATTCAACTTGTGGGCTAACTCGTATCCCATTCTTCTTTCCATTAGCAGGAAGACCCATTTCAACTAAATGATTAATGGCAAATCGTCCTTCAGGCTTTAGAACTCTTTTCATTTCTGTCAGCCAGGTCCTACACCAATCAAGATATTCATTCCACGGCTTGGAATCCTGCCATGAATCATATTGAATACCGCAATTATAAGGAGGGGACGTTACACAGAGATCAATTGAATTATCAGATAAATTCTTAAATCCATCTAATAGATCACAATTTAAAATAATATTCGTTTGCATAAAATTATTTATTCATGAATTTTAGATTGAGAATAAATTATTCATGAACTCTGGGTTGTGAATAAAACACCGATCTTCTTTGGCCTCGTATGTGATTACCAGAGTTTTGTCAATGTCTGCTCCATTTCGCACATGATGTTTAATAACAGAGTCGTGTGGTTTAACCTGTACAGGTTTATTACCGATCCACGCATCAATACCTTGTCTTTCTTCCTCAGCCGAAGAGAAAGAATAGTCGAGCCCAAAATATTTTGCTGTAGCTAAAACCGCGTAATATTCTCCGCTCATACCATAATGGGTCTTATTGATTACAAGATCTAAAATATAATTCTCTGCTACCTCTCTTGTGAAAACAGTATGATCGAGTGGCATTTTGTTAAGATAGGTAAACAGTTTGTCTGTAGCATCTTGAATTTTCTGTGTTCCGCCATTGTTTAAATACCAGTTTTCCCAGTCATCAACACTGCGTCCGACATCAGCCTTTAGAAACTTAGCAAATAATTCCTTCATTGACCCAACGATCGATACTCTGGTACATTGAGAATTTTGAGTTGCAATGTTTAAAATTGGTTTGGTATTTAGAGGAAAACTGCAACGATCACGTTTGATAACATCTTTAAAAGCAGTAGCAGTAAGTTTAATCATTATAACACCCAATTAATTAAAGTATACAGAAAACGCACGAGCATGACGTTTTAGACAGTAAAGACGCATAGAGTCATATCGTGGACCACGATAACGAATACGCATTTTCTTACCGTGTTTTTTAGCTGTTTCCTTGATTATAGGAAGATAGGATTCTAATTTTTCAATTGGAATATTACTTAAAAATACTGCCATTTTTTGCTCCGTTTTGTTAAACAACACACTTATTATACAGAAACTCGGACTACCTGTCAACCTTGCTTAATTTTGCATAAACATTTTGGACACCGATTGCTTGTCTTATAGCATCCTGTAGTGCATCATGTTTGCTACCTTGTGGCATCTCGGGATCTATCCCAATGTCGAATAAAGTTCTGGTGTCTCTTAAAGCCCAATAGTTCCACGGCAATGGTTTATTTAACTGACGATAAATGTTTTCCAGTATGACCAAATCAAAGGTAGCGCCATGACTCCAAAAAGCACTACATCCCCACGCAAACTTATGGAAACGATCCATGGCCTCCAGTAGCGGGATACGATTATCTGGACTAAATGCTTCTTCCATGATTTCGGGGCTCTGCTTGCTCCACCAATCAATCGTAGAAGGATCAATTTCTCTACCCAAGGTATCTTGGTCATCAAGATCGATACGAAAATAGATACTATCACTGTATCCAGTTCCGTATGGATCAAAATGCACTGCTCCTAATGTTAGGATTACAGCAGTTGGTGAGACGGATAGGGTCTCAAGGTCCACCATTAAATGCTTTGTCATCTTGACTTTCTGTGTGTAAAATTATATTATACACAGAAGTCAGCAAAAGGTCAATACATTTTTTTGGGCAGTTCTTGGTCGCGTAGTTTTTTACGCCACCGTGCTCGAGCAGCACCTGCTTTCTTTTTTCTCACTGTGGTAGGTTTTTCGTAGAACAAGCGTTCTTTGACTTCTTCCAGCAAGCCCGCATCATCTACCTTTTGTTTGAATTTTTTCATGGCCACATTAAATGGCATGTCGCCTACTACAACTCTAAGACCGCCGCCTATTGCGGCTCGTTTATTATTTTGATAACCCATTTTCCTTTTCATCTTTAAAAATTAATGTAGCCGGTTTTCCTTCTACAGTATCTTTACTTATAATAATTTGGCATAAACCGCGTTCTACAAGATTTACGGCATCAAATTGATAAGGTAATAGGCATTTTTCTATAATATTCTTAAGACCGCGAGCATTGGTCTTTAATTCTTTGGCTCGTTTTGCTATGGTTCTCAATGCTGATTCTTCAAACTCTAAATCAATTCCATCTAATTCAAAAATATATTTGTATTGTCTAATAAAACTATTACGTGGTTCTTTAAGTACCCGTATTAGATCGTCAACACTTAGTTCGTCTACATTAATTACCAATCCAAATCTACCAATGAACTCGGGTATTAGTCCATACTGAATAATATCTTTATTGGTAGCCAGTTGATAGATTTTATCAATTTCGTTTTGATCTTGTACTGAGGCTTGAAACCCAATTCCTTTAGACTTTACTCGTTGTTGAATAATTTTATCCAACCCTACAAAGGCACCACCGCAGATAAAAAGAATATTGCGTGTATCTATTTCCATCATATCCCCGCTGGGATATTTTCTTTTTCCTGTTACCGGAACACGAACTATACTGCCTTCGATGATTTTGAGCAATGCCTGTTGAACACCTTCGCCACTGACATCCCTAGTGAGACTGACATTTTCTCCCTTTTTAGATATTTTATCAATTTCGTCTATATACACTATGCCCATACTGGCTTTTTCAACATCACCGTCGGCTTCGGTCATTAGTCTGGATAGTATACTTTCCACATCGTCGCCGACGTAACCTGCTTCTGTAATACCTGTAGCATCGCAAATGGCAAAAGGTACATCTAAGAATTCTGCAATCTTTCTGGCCAACATGGTTTTACCACAGCCAGTAGGACCCAACATTAGCACATTGGTCTTTTCTATTTCAACATCTTTACTGGGATTATTGATACGTTTAAAGTGTTGTGATACAGCCACACTCAATGCAATCTTAGCATCATCCTGGCCAATCACATATTGATCAAGATATTCTTTTATCAATGTAGGATTTAGGGTTTTGTTATCTAATGAAACATTTTTAACTTTTTCATCATCTAAAATATCAACACAGAGTTCTACACAATCATTGCAAATTGCTGCTTGGTCGCCTACAATTAATTTTTCTACTTCTTCTCGATTCTTTCCACAGAAATCACATACATGTTTGGTATTTTTAGTCATTGAGTGCCTGTTCCATAAACTGTTCTACTTTAAGAACACGCCGATTGCTGATGTATGAATATATACTTGCGAGATTTTCGTTGTTGGTTTTATAATAAAAGTTATTCTTTCCTAATATATAACCAGATAGTGCCTGTGTAATTTCATTCAAGTTATCCATATCTATGAATTTGTATTGACAACACCCAATTGCCCATAACAACCAAGCAACATCATTCTCACCACTATAGACATAAAAATTACAATCTACATTTAATTTATATTCGGTTAGCCAGCGGCTAACTAAATCTTGTTCCGTTTCTTGAAGATTTACAAATAGTACGCTAGTATTAGAATTTTCGTAGATATCAGGCGGGGTAATTAATGTAATTTTTCCCGTCATATGTTTAGATTCTAGTTTTTACAATGGCTTGGAATTCAAATGGCACATCATCGATTGACATTTGATTAGACTTGACCTTTTCAATATAGGTTTTAATTTCTTCGGTTTTTTGAATATGCACGGCTGTGGTATGGTCTTCTTTAATTATAGAATTTTCTGTGGTGCTAGACCAAAGATTGCTTTCTGTCTGTTCTTCATTTTGAACATAAGTTTCAGGAACCGGAGGTTTAGTCTTACGAGGAAAAATTTTAGTCCTACTGACTACCAAGGATCCACCTAATTTTATAGCAGTTTCACTTGGTACCACAATAGGAGCAATTGTGTTATCAAACAACGACGAATTGGTAATAACAGTGGCAGTATTGGTTGCAGTAACTGATTCTTTAATCTGTTCGATTTGTTCATCAGTTAATGGATCGTCATCTTGTTCATACGCGGCTTTTTCTTCTTCAGTTGGTTTTTCAAAAGTATCATATGTGTAAACCGGAGTAGGTTCTTTCTCTTCACTCTGCCTTTCTCTAAGACTTTGAAAACTAATTTGGCTGGCCAACAGCAATATTAGGGCCAATGGATCAAACACTATAATCAGTGCTATGATTACCCAAGTTACGGCTTTTTCTAATATGGTAGAATCTGTAGCACCATATACAAATCCGGCAATGTATTTGATTGGACCTACTTCAGCTTCGACTTGCCTAAGTTCTTTGGCAATGGGAGCTCGTTCTTGTGTAAGGGCACTAATGCGGCTCTGCGAGTTAGCAATATCATTTTGTAATTGACCACGCTCTTTCTGTTGACTTCTTCTAAGAGCGGCGGATCTGGCAGCACCGGTCTCACTGGTAGATCTTGCCATAGTCTGGTCAACTGATTCATCCATCTGTTTAAGAGCTCTTTTGGCTGCATCAATGTTCTCTCTTTCAGTTTGAATTTTACCATCAATAACCGCTATACGATCCATCACATCACCACTGGGCATTGACTGATCTAAATGAGCCTTGGATAAAAACCCAAAGATTCCCATACTGGTGATCAACATCAATACCGTAATGGCTACAATTAGATAAGTCCTAATCAGTCGTGGAGCAATACTCCAATTCTGTTTAATCCATACTGTAGCTACAATCTTACCTATTTCTAATGTCACACCCATGATAATAATGGGAACGACAGCACTGGCAAAAATAGCAGCAAGGCCGGCTACGCTATAGTAGACAGCCACTGCCGAAACACTCAATCCACTGATTAATGCTAGATAGGCAATTAATTTTTCATTAAACGATATACGCATCTAAATATTTAGTATCATCTCCTCATACTGGAAATTTCTTTGGCTTCCTCGTCGCTAAAAATAGGCACAGCATTGCTCTTATGCATGGTACCAATGCCCCGAACCTTAGTCCCTGTATAGACTGGGTTAGGAGTTTGAACACACGGTGCCCAAGTAGATTCTAAACTGGAAATACGAACGGTCTCACGCCCGGGTGGTGGACCGGGATTGTAAACCAATGGAGCAGAATTCAAGGCACGACATTTACTGCGTTCTGCCTGTTCGACACCTTGTCTTTTCAGCAGATCTTTCCATTGTGATTCAAGTAATTCAGCTTGTCGTTTGGCTTCGGCGCTGGCCCATTTAACTTTGCCTTTTCTCTTGCCAGTAGTTGTAAGAGCAGGATGATGCAGGTGAAATGACATGTTTGTATTCCAAGTTAAAAAACATATTATACACTGATATCGATGTTAGTCAAGAAAAATGGGGCATTTTCAGCCCCATTTTATGTCGTATATAGCCAGAGCCAATAATCTGGCAACACGTAATCTTGTTAAGATCAAGTCAGGAAGGAGAACTTCCTGACCTATGACCTCTGGACGACGATAGCCTGTGTGTAGGTCTAAGTCCTCAACAGTGGTACCGTCGTTGTCGTCATCAAACCAAAGATTACTTAGCTGCGGGAGCGGCCGGGGCAGCAGGCGCAGCAGTCTTTGCGTCGGCTTTGGCAGGAGCCTTGTCTTCACTTTTTGCAGGCTTGGCAACAACTGCGGTGGCTGCAACTGGAGCAGCAGCAGGAGCGGCCGGTGCAGCAGCATGCGAGCCAGCGAAAGCGGTGGTGGCAACTAGGCCGGCGATTAGAGTAGCGATTGTTTTCATGATGTTTTCCTTTGAATTTAACAGCACACAGAACTTTCTGTGCGTACATATATTAACGCGGTAGTTAACAGAGCGGTTTACATATTTGGATAAATCAGTTCAAAATAATAGGCTCCGAAGAGCCTATTACAGGTTGGTTTGGTAATAAGGTCTTTCCTACCTCATGGAGGTTACGCTGCTAGGCGTACTTCTCCAAAATAATCATCATTTGCGATTATAGTTTTTGCTTGGATTACGTCCATCGCCTCACGTGTAGATCCTGTCAATACTTATTGCCACGTCGAACCTAATTCGGGCCCATCATAAACATACTGTTTGGAACTTTTATTATGAGCATTATTATCTCATTCACCAGTAGACAATATGTTTATGGTGGACCCGGGGGAGAACTGCCCTCCCCGTCCGCAACACCTTTCTCTCTAGGCATTAAACTACAATAATCTTTCTCCACTTGGTATAACCTAAATTTTGACGGAATCCGCAGGGCTAATAAGTGTCTCCGCCTAACTCCGGGGCCTCCCACCCTCGCAACCAGCTATGCCGGTTTACCCCTGTCGGACACATATATTTACATGAGATACTGCAAAAGTCAAGAGATTTTTACAGGGTCTCCCGGACCGTTTGCTCCGGCAAATACTGTTTGACTGCCCGAGGCTGTGGCAATTCCTTTTGCTGTTCGAGCCCCTATCACAGCAACTTTACGATTTTCTGCATATACTGTGACAGGACTTTGAACAATGATATCACCAGGATTTCCTGGCCCTGCTGTTACACCACCGACTGTAGCGGTACGAAAATTAGCACTGTCCCCATTGGTATATACTGTATTAGCACCTGAAATAATTAGACTACCTGCTACGTCTTTTTTAACCCGGGCTACTGGATTATCTGCTGGCATAGTTACCCAAGGCCACCGATATTAGTGGCCTTGATTCCTAATAAGCTCTTACCCTGTGCCAAAAGAGTAGCTGGGCTAGGAATCTCCGGGGAGGTTATAGCTTGTGTAATACTTTCTACTTTTGCGGCTATAGTTTTGTATATTTGTGTTCCTTGAGTATAGGTAACTACGCTTTTTAATGAATTTTGCATTTGTTGAGTTATAAATCCTTGAATTTTTGCAATAGAAGCTATATCCGCGGCAGATTTAAGTTTTGCCTTTATTCTGTCTTCAAAAGGAGCTAATTTCGGAATGTCTTGACCGGAGCTTGTCAACGCCTGTTCTGTAACAGAACGTTGAAAATCAATGGCGTCTATTTGAGCAGCAACTGCCAATGCTTGGTATGCACTGGCATCATTCATTGCTGATACCTGCGCGGCTGATGCTACTTCTAAATTCTGGAGATTAGAAGAAATTGCTTTACTATTATCTGCTATCCTTCCTAAGTGATAAACTATCCAACTAAGGTTAGCATCAATAGATGTTAGTGTGCCCGGAAGCGTAGGGGTTGCCTGTCCACCTAATAAGGCTGCATTAGCAAGCAATGTGGCATTTAATGTGGTAATAGCAGCGACTAATGCTGCGTTATCTACCTGTCCCTGGGTAGTTTGGGCAATAATGGCAAGGGAGGTTGCGTCAGCCATAATAAATTACTCCTTTATAACTATATTTATCTCAGTGCAATACCAGTGGTGCCCTGCATGTATTGATCAGCAGCATCCTTTTGACTATACACTGTTGCAAATACATGAGATTTTTTCAGTGTAATTGAACTTTTATCTCCTAACATCATCCAAGGGATCATACCTAGTCCTTCCCTACTCATGGTCAGCGCCAATGGCCTGTCTATGGTAATATCATCTGCTGTTTCGCTTTCAAATCGTGCGATAAGTTCATCACCGTTGATTAATTTCAAACTGATGATATCTCCGTTACTAAATCCTTTGCTAATTAACATGGGTTTCCTTCTGCGTTTATTTCAATCCAAGTGTGGTCACCTAACCACTTAACTTGACATATAAATTCATAATGGTCCGGAGCACCGGCAGTCCAATCATCAGGACCATTGTGTGTTAATATTGTACATTTATCTATATGATGGTAGGCCAACCAATAGATTTGGCCGTGATAGATTTGAAAATTGTATTTGGCAGCATGAACAGCATCTGTAATTTCCAAACGCCGTTTAATACTGGCTGCTTGTCGTTGCAATACAGTAACCAATTCCATAATGCGATCGTATTCCTGCTGTGCATGCATTCTGGCCACATTGACCATAATGTCTTTTTGCTTTTCAACCGGAATAAGATCAAACTTTGGTCCACCTGCTTCAGTAGGATATGGAGTTACATTGCGGTTAAGAAATGTAACTAAATTACCTCCTAGTTCTGCATCGTAGCTGTCTCGCCCTTTGAGAACGTTACTACGTTCAGTCATCACCGATTAGACGTTCTAATGTCTTATAGTGATCGTAGGCTTTTTTCAGTGCTGCAAACTTTTCCAATCGTTCAGGATCGGGTTCTTGTAGAATGGCCAATCTATCCTCAATTTTTTCCATGAGTTTACCTAGGCTACGTCCTTTCCATTTGATGTCACCTTCGAAAGTAGCATCATCCTTAACATGTAGCCCAGAACTGGGACCAATTGTAGACCAATTTGTACCGGCAGCGGTATATACAGGGATACTAGTGCTAGGGGTGGTGTAAATATATGGATTGATAGTAGCACTACCGGTACCGCTGCTGATAGTTACATTACCATAACTGTTATAAAATCCACTGGTAGTGTAATTCATATTATTAAAACTAGTAATATCAGCAGTAGTCAACGCACTAAAACTAGTTAACCCTGTTAAGGCTGCTATGTCGGCTACTTCTAATACATCATCAATGTGGGATGTCTTTGGAGTATTATCATTAGACATTTACATTCTCTTTAATATATTTTTGCAGTTCAGTTAATCCACCGATTAGTTGATCATTGATAAAGATTTGCGGAACACTACGAGCAGAGGGAACATACTCTAACAATTCTTCCCTGTTCCAACCGTCGCCAATTCGACGCTCTTCAAATTCAATACCTTGTTGCTCCAGCAGTGCTTTGGCCTGATCACACTGTTGACAATCGTTTTTGCTCCAAACAATAGCTTTCATTTTTATCCTTTTTATAAATCTGGAAGTTCGTCATATGCCACATCAGCTGACATAGCCCCTATTACATAATTAGTGCTTTCATTTTCCTGCAAGGCAGTTTGTTTTTTTCCTATATTCAAATGTTTATTGAACCATGGAATAGGACTGGTTTTAGGATGATCGGCGAGATATTTAATACCAATGTCTTTGAGACGAACAAATGCTGTATAGTCTACAAAGTCACTGAGAATAGCAGCATTCAGTCCAATAACAACACCTTTCTTAAACAAATACTCTGCCCAGGCTTTTTCTTCTGCAATAACTTCCATATACATAGCATACACTTCGTTGCGACAAGAGTCAACTATATCAGCAAATCTTTCGTCATCTTTTACTACATTATTGATTAACCAAGCAGTCCATTCTGCATGTAACAACTCATCCTGTAGAATTAAACTGATAATATTGCCATTGCCAATAAAGATACGATTTTCTACCATGGCCAGACTGGTAGCAAATGACACCATAAAACGCAATGCTTCTAATGCATAACTGGCATTTAGTGCCATCCAAATTGCTCGAACATGTTCGGTTTCAGGAACACCTACCGGCAGTAGTTCTTTCTGACAATTTAACTTATGTAACAAGTCATAATATTTTCCCACACTGGAAGCCATTTCGACAATTTCTTTGGTATCGTGAATTTTATTAAATTCTTCTTTAGGAACACCATAGACATTGCGAATAATATGACTGTAACTTTTGCTGTGAATATTGGTTTCGAAAAAACTCCAGTTACTGACCAGTGCTTCTAATTCTGGAATACTGATTACAGGACTAAAAACCTGCGTAGGAGCACGACCCTGAATACTGTCTAATGCGGTTTGTCTCAACAGGTTTGATGTAAAGATATGTTTAACTGCTTCGCTGGCTTCTTTATGATCCATTTTGTCTTTGGTAAGACTGATTTCTTCTGGAACCCAAAAATATCCTCGCTGTATTTCTTCAAATTTTGCAATCTTAGGATAGCGATATTCTTCAAAACGCTGTACGGTAACCGTGCCATCTAAAAACATTTTACGTTTTAGATAGTTAGTAGGTGTTTTTAAATCGTATTGTAATTTACTCATAATGTGCATGCCTCGCAGTGTTCGTCATCAATCATCTCCATAACTGGAGAATTAACCACTGTTGTGGTGGTCAGTATGTTTTTACTACCCACCTTGTCCAGAAGGCTGTAATAAATTGTCTTGATCCCCCACCGATATGCCAGCATTAAATTCTTAGCAATTAGTGTACCCGGGACCTTTCCATCTCGAAAATGTTTTGGGGAGTAAAAGGTGTTGGTGCTTAGGCTCTGGTCAATATAAGCAGCCAACACCGCGGCTGTTTTTAAGTAGCCTATACAATCCGTCTGTTCCCACATTAGTTGATAGCGGTTTTTTAATCTACGATATTCAGGAACTACTTGCACAAAACTGCCTGCTTTTGATTCCTTAACGCTGATCAACTCCATTGGCATTTCAATACCGTTGGTGCTGTTTAATACCACGCTGCTTGACTCGACAGGAGCCACTGCCATTAGTGTACCATTGCGTATGCCATACTGCTTCATATGTTCACGCAATGGTTCCCAATCCATACTGGGTGTAAAGTCGGTCAACTCATCTACACCCCGATTTCTACGTTCCCACGGAAATATGCCCTTTCCATAGTAAGTATAACTGCTGCGTTTGCAGGCACCTCGTTCCTGTGCCAGTTCCACGCTGATTTCAGTGAGATAATAGGCCTGATGTTCCATCCAACGTTTGACTTCTTTGAGAGAGTCCTCTTCGCCATATTTTAAACTACGACGAGCATGCCAATAGGCTAGATTAGTAATACCAACACCCAGCGGTTCGAATTCGTCATTGGCCAGTCGGCTTTGTACACTGAGGAAATCTTGATAATTTAACAAATTACTTAAACTGCGAACCAGTACACGACAGGCTTTGCGCATTTGTAGCGGATCTTTAAAAGCACCCCAATTTATGCTGCCAAGAGTACAAAGAGCAATTCTCCCCTCAGTGTCTTCAATTCTCTGGAAAGGGCGGGTGGGTAAAAGTATCTCCTGGCATAGGTTTGATTGATATATTGGATCAGTAGTTGTGTCAAACGGCCCTTGATTAATGACGTTGTCGATATTGACAAGATATATTCGCCCAGTGTCAGTACGCTCTTTAAGGATGCCATTTTTGAATATTTCATCCGCTGAAACGCTTTTCTTTTTAATTTTCTTATCGAGTTCATATTTTGTGTATAATTGTTCAAACTCAGCGCTATTTCTATAATAGGCCTCGTAGAGATCCGGCACTTCATGCGGATCAAACAGTGTAATCATTTCTTTGTTTTTATATCGACGCCAGAAAAGAGCACTGACTACCACACTGTAATCCATTTGGCGAACACGAGTTTCTTCTGTGCCTTGATTGTTTTTCAGCACAATGAGATCTTCAAATTGATAGTGCCAAATAGGGAAAGTCACTGTGCAACTGGCGTTTCTGATCCCGCCTTGACTGCAAGACCTCAAATCCGCGAACCATTTCTTTAAAAAGGGTATCATACCCGTATGCTTGATTTCACCGTTGCGAATTGGGGCGCCTACGGGGCGAATTCGGCCAATTTCCAGGCCAATTCCGGCCCGTTTTGAAGCATATTTGGCCATCATTTCGCCGGCTGCGAAGATACTGTCCAGTGTATCATCACTGGTGATCAGCACACAACTGCTGAATTGTTTGGTGGTTGTACCAAGACCGGCCAATACCGGAGTGGCCAGTGTAAAATGCCCTTCGCTGGCACATTGGTAATAGTCTTTGACATAACTTAATCTTCGATCTTTGGGTTCATTATGAAATGCTGTAGCAGCAGCTATGGCATAGCGAATCTGTGGAGTTTCGTAAATTTGTCCTGTAGCACGATTTTGTACCAGATATTTTTCACATAACTGAGCAATGGCTGCGTAGGTGTAGTTTTCGTCTTTGTCATGATCAACCAGCATTTCGATAGCGTTCCATTCGCTTTCATCATACCACTCCAACAGTTTGGGGGTATACATGCCGGCGGCCACATTGGTTTTTACTATGTCATAGATGCGAGGAGGATTATAGTCTCCATATACTTCTTTGCGCAACATGCTGACACGTTGGCGGCCTGCTACATATTGATAATTGACATTGTTAATGTCGGGATTTTCGGTTTCGTCTATGAGATCCACCATGGCCTTGAGCAGGAGTTCGTCAATGGTTTCGGTGGTCATACCATCGTGAATTTCAATTTGAGCTTTGATTTCAATCATGCTAGGACTAACGCTGTCTATCCCTCTACAGGCATTTGCCACCTGTCTCTGTATTTTAGAGAGATCGAGAGGAACACGCTCCCCATTGCGTTTGACCACTGTGATCATATTGTTAATTCCTAAATTATTTTGCTGAGAAAGATATTTAGCGAGAGACCTGAAGCTCAACCAGGTTTTCTACCGAAAAATTATCTGGCCAGTTTTTCATTTCGATAGGGCCTGCATCTGCATAGTTGATAGCCCATTTGTTGTCAACGCATACTATATTATATGACATGTTCTTTGCAGAATCAACGACTGTGCGTATTTCAACTGGCGTATTTTCAAACCTTTTTGTCCACTTCAAACTGTAACCTATCATCAGTGCCTTGGTAAAATCATCATAACGATTTTCCACTATGATTTCCCAAGGAGTTGGCCAGCCGTGTGGATAAAATGGATCTACATCAGGGTTATATGGAACAAAAGGAGCTGACTTCCAAAACTCCCATACGGCAGTATAAGGATCATCGCATTGGTCTAACTGATTACGATGCTGTGCCCAGGTAGATAACCTGTCATCAGGTGATTGTTTGAACATCTTTATATTAGGATAGAAAACCAATTTGATACGAAATTGTATAAGGTGTGTTGTTGCTGTTAGAGCATATTAATACTACATAGTTATAGTTATTAACATTGCTCAATGCATAATCTATATTAAATGCAGGATCAGTTACTTCATCTACATACGAATAATCATAATGATCATATGTAGATCCATAAACTTCGTTACCGTCTTTCCCACTGGTAATATTAGCAATCAACAAGCCTTTTCTGGAATAATTAGAATCTCTCATGCTGTAATCTACAGTAACTTTTAGGTCTTCACCTATTAATGGTATTTTTACAATAGATGTTGTTGCACGACTCGCAATTGTAGCAGTGTAAATTGCGCCGCTGGTTATAGTAACGAGACCTTTTACCAGTGGATTATAATAAAATACTCTGCTCATATCGGTAGCTTTAACCTGTCGTTCAAAATGGTCATTAATTGAACGATTACCCGAGCCCGAGAATGTTATAACAGGATAAGCAATTGAAGCAGTTTCATCAGATCTAGGATTTCCGTTGGGATCGGGACCGGTTCCTACTTCTCTAAATATATTATTTTCGCTAACATGATTAGTTCTATTAGAACTTGTTCCTACAAAGATACCTTCTCTAATAATTTTTTCAAATCTATTAGATATAATAACACCATCTAACGGAGCAGGAAAACTTGACGGAGCACCAATATTTGCCGAATCAAACTTAATGCCTTGTTGTAGGTTGTTGAATACACTATTACTAATAACAGGATGAAGAACTGTTCCGGTTCCAAGTATACCTATTCCAACGCTGGAAAATTCACAATTGTCAACATAGATATCTTCACTTCTTTCTACTATACTATCTCCTTTACCACTCACACTAATCCCTATACCAAAGTTGGTCATGGTAAAAGTGCTCGATGTAGTAAATCTCACATCCTCAATTATTACGTTGGAAACTCTATCCAAAGACAATAAAGCAGCATTGGAATTTAAATTTTTGGCATATTCTAATGTCATACCCGATAGTGTTATATGATTACTTCCATCTCTACCATTTTGAACTTTACTTTTAAACATACTTTCAGTCGGACTGGTTAAAATAAGTTTAGTTAATCCTGATCCTTCGCCAATTATAGTGGTGTATGATGGTAAGGTTATTGTAGCTGTAACTATATAATTACCGGCCGGGATCCTTAATTGCCTACGATTATTTTCATCACCGTCAAAGAGATCTTCTACAGCATGTTGAAAATTTAATGTAATATCTGCTGCGGTCGAACTGGTGACAACACCAAAATCTGTTAATCCTACATAGTCATCTAATTTACCTTGTACTATTCGAGCAGGTGTATGAAAATCACCAAAAATACCATCTCTATATTGATATACTGTTGTTAACGTTAATGTATTATTAGCACCTAATAAAGAAAAAATATTATTAAGATCGCTTTCTGTTAGAATACGACTATTTTCGTCACTGTTGGCGCCTTCTACTATACGCTTACCAATGTAAAGATGTTCGGTATCCTCGGCCCACCCGAATTCTCCAGGATCTAACCTGGGTACACCTGTTTGTAGTTCTTGCCCACGGCGGACCTGAATTTTCGCGATCTCAATTACGGCCATTAGAAATATCCTCTCTATAGGATATTTATCTATTTGGTCAGGTTATAATATTCCTGAACTTTGTCAAGCCACATGTCTTGATATTTGTTAAAATCCTGCGGTAGCAGATTAAATTGTTGGTATTGTAAATCTCTACTACACATAAACACCACACCACGCCGGATATCTGTACCGTAGACTTCGTTGTGTGCTAGAATATAAGCTGTAAGTTGTAGGTAATAATCTTCAACCCATTCTTCTTTCTTGGGTTTGTTGGTTTGTTTGTGGTCAAATACAGCAGGTTCGCCGTCAAACACTCCAATGCCATCTGTGGTACCCGAATACAGCCCGGGGAAGTATAATGACTGTTCTAACGCCCACACTTCACTGAGTTTACTCAGTCCGTTTTCAATGATGACATCGGCCATGGCATTGGCCTGCACATGGACTGGGTTATTGCCCGGCTGACGTTGCTCTCCAATAATAAATCTTTCTAGATTGGCATGCATGGCAGTTCCCACTCCGGCTGCTTCTTTAGTGATCTGTGCAGCCTTATCCTCACCAATCCTTTTACGCCATTCATTCAGTGCTGTCATATCTTTAGTAGCACCAAGAATAGTAGTTACACTAGGCAGTTTTTCACCATCAGGAGTTTGATAAACACGTTTCCTGGTAACAGGATCGTTTATTTGAACACAATTTTTATATTGGAATCGTTCGACAAAAGCAGGGGGATTGTAAGTTTTCATGTAGTTAATTATACTACAGAATTCTCACTGTGTCAAAGATTTGGTGTTAAATCTGTATTGCTGGATGCCATTTGATCCACTGTAGGGCCAGCGGGCTTGTTGGCTGCGGCTTGTGCGGCATCCTTCTTTCTGGTATTTAGAGTAACTACACCTGTGGTAGCGTCTACATCAAACAGTGTATCACCAGTACCATCAATTTTATTTTTTAATACTATTAATGCTTCAGGAGTACCTACACCGATTTCATCGCCATTGATATAGCGTTTAAAAGCAGCAAAGGGTATTTTAGCATTTTGCCCCATGCGATCGGCCAACCCCTTGACCACATTCATAATACCGTTGACGTCTGCAGGGCTGGCTACTTCAAATAATCTCATCTGGCAAGTTTGCTCATGATGCTGTGACTTTCTGCTAGTCTACGGGCACGACGTTGAGCAGCACTTTCGCGCATTTCACGTCCTGGTGTACCTGCTCCAGCAGCAGCATCGGCAGCACCAAACTCATCAGCAGGCTCGTTCATCATGTCTGGACCGGCCATATCCATACTTGGTTCCATCCCTGGCTCGGTACCCATTGGAGTTTCTGGAATCTGCTCACCTGCCAGCACTGCCACAGCATTGCTGATTGCTTCGCGCTGTGCTGTTAGAACTTCTAGTGTAGCGGACAGGGCCGGTGCTACTGCATTCTTAAATGCTTCGGCTTGTTGTACACCAAAGTCACCGCGGATGCTGTCACTTAGCTCAATCATGCTCTTGGTTTGATATTGACCAACACGCTGCATCCAGCTAGTGTAGTCATTGACAATATCACCAGCAGCAGTAATGGCCTTGGCTTTATCTTCTTCGTTTTCACTTAGTAGATATGCTAGACTTTCGTTAACAATCTTAACATGACGCTTGAAGATTTGATGTGCTTCTTCAAGTTTACCTTGCTTCTTTAACTTGTTACGCACAGAACCGGCTACACGTTCGCCTGCTTCTTTGCTACCATAGCGTTTACCGGCATCTTTGGCAATCTTGGCAAAGTTCTTGCCTGGCTTTCCTTCATCCTCACCTTCGTACACCATTCCGCACTCTTGTAGACCATGTACTGGGCAGCGCTTGCCTTTGGTACTGTGATTACATTCTTTTTCACCAACAGCTTCGCCCATTGCAGCTAGGCGTTTAGCCTGGCTGGCACGTTTGTCAATCTTGAGCATGGCAGCATCATAATCATCTTTGGAGCATTTCTTTTTGCCAATGTAATAATGAGTTTCGCCGTCTTTGCGAACTTTGCGCGGACCGGCATCGTAATCTTGACTCTTGGCAGCATCGTCTTTCTTGGCCTGTGTGTCAGCCTTGGTACGAGCGGTGCTGGCTTTTTCTTTGTGGGGCTCATCGCTAAATGTGCCGCTTTTACGAGTATAACGGTTTCCATTTTTATTAAACTTGCTAGGTGTATCCTGATCGCCACCGCGTTTTCTTAGCTCTTTACTCATATCATTTGCAGCATTGGTTTTAGCATCGTTTTCCTTGACTGGATATTCTTTGCCGCCCACTTTGATCTTTTCGCCAGGTTGAACACCATCTCGTTTGGCATTTTGAACAGCATTACCAAATGCATTACCTTCTAATTCTTTTCTATCTTTTTTGATGGCTTCCTTCATCTTGGCATCCTTTGTGGCCTTCTTCATTGGCTCGGTCTTGTTACCGTCTTTGTCTAAATCTAAAAAGTCCGGTTTGGATCCTTTAGCCTTTGTAGTTCTAATGGGATCTTTCATGCTTTTCTTCCCTTCGTTAATTGCATCCAATTTGTCACGTAGTGTTTTGATGTCTTCGCCTAGCATTTCTTTAATCCTTGTGTTGAGCAATTGTAGCATTGCCTTGTCTTTTTGATATGTTTCGTTGGTCAGTAAATCATTTACGCCAGCGCTTTTTTCTGTTTGGTCTACCTTGGTACGAAGTAGATTTCTAACATTTTCTAATCTTACACGGTCATATTTTTCCAAGGCAATACGTGTGCCAAATTGACGGAAAATATTTTCCTGTAGTTGACGACTGGTCAGTGTGGGTTGAAAATCATTGGTCTTCATATATATGGTGTTCCAGAAAATACTAAATCTATTTATAAGATTTTCGTCAGTTTTTCAAAACCACGTTCTATATCACGTCGGCAACGTTCTTTTTTCTCACGATTTGATGTACTTCTAAACAATAATAGTTCAAATCGATCAATTGAGTGATTCTTGCTGCGTTGTAAGGCGCGTTTGTAGATTTGTTCTTTAAATAGTGCATATCCGTATTCTTGATCTCTTTTAATAAGATCTCGATTTAAAAACTTACACAGTGCCAAATCATTGGCCATGATTATAGCAGTTTGGGGTAGATTGATACCTTCAATCTCTATTCTATTTCGACGATCTACTATGTTATATAAATCGTTTTTATCTTTAACAATGCGATAAGGGCCTATCGAGATACTGCCATCTGCATTGGAAACAGGAATGATAAATCCGCGTTGCCGAAAGTCCTCTCGAACTTCTGCAGTGACTTTGGTAAATTTTTTATAAAGCTCTTCAGCTGTGATCGTCATCCTTGACAGCCCGTATTAAAGTATTGTTATCTTTACTTATGTTATACAGACCTTTGCGCACAAGGTTTTGAGCTAACCAACTATCTCTTTCATCCAGGGCGGTAAGTTTCACCGAGGAACGATTGCGATTGATAAATTTCTGTTCTTCATTGGTAATCATTATGTGATGACCGGACAGCAATTGATTGATTTTCATTTTGGTGCCATTCCGGCTAACTTGCTAATAGTTTCTGGATCGATTTCAACATCGCCTATTTCGGGTATGCGTAAGTTAACGTCGGCCTCTCCAGACTTAGGCGGAAGTACTTCAACCTGTCCAGTAACTCCGGGATATGAGAATTTCTTTCCTGCGGGCAAAGCAGCCTGAACCTGCTGCGGTGTTAATTTTGTTGCCGGTTGAGCGGCAGATGTAGTTGGCGTAGGAGTTGCTGTAACTCCATTACCAGTGCCCTGACTGGTTATTGTTCCTGTACCCGGTTGAGTAGTAGCCGGTACGGCGGATTTTGGATCTTGAGCAGATTTACCTACAGTAGCGGCTATAGCTGTAACTAACGGTGTTGTTTCGTTAACAAATTCTTTTGCCCTCACACTGTCAACCCATTTTGGTGAGAATAACTATCAATACGCTGAGAACACCGGTTACAACAGTACCAGCTGTACCAACCAATACTTTAACCATGCTGCTATGACTTTCTTCAATGGTCTTTTGTAGTGCGCCGACCTTGCTTTCAATGGCACCTAAACGCTGTTCAATGGCTTCATAACGTTGGGCACATAGCTCAACGTGTGCTTCTAAATTCTGTTTTTCAATTTCGGTTGTGACGCTCATAGCTTCCTCCAATTAAAATATCTGACAACACGTTGCCTGTATATTTGCCTAAACTATGCCTGGAAGAGCCTTGATGATTGTATTTTTAAACCTTTCGTCTTTGATATCGAAGATCGGCTTGTCAATATTTATACTTTCTGTTAGATTTTTAATGATTGGAACCTCATGTAAATCATTAACAAGATTGCCCAGCGGATTTCCTGTTTCGTCTGTGTAGATACCAGATCTATCAGGACTGAATCTAAAAGTCCAAACTATATTTTTTCCCTTGTAATTGGTCCCAAATCCGAGATTTTTAATATCTTTTTTCTCGCTAGTTGGGCCAAGATCATAGCTCACAATACTGCGCAGTTCAATACACTGGGTAAGAGTGATGAAATTTCTCTGCTGATCTAATTGTAATTGTGTTCCTTGACTTAATCTAGTTACTCGAGTCATGGTAATATCAATCAGTGTTTGAATTTCTATAAATTCCATAATATACCTATATTTGATATTTATAGAGAAAAAAATAAGGGAGTTAAAAAACTCCCTTATTCCAATTTAATTTTAAATTAAATTAAGGTAAGTCACCAGCGTTTAGACCACTGATATCTGTTACAGTTGTGCTAACACCAGTAGCGGCAGTAACAACTGCATCGATGGCAGCAGCTAGGTCTGTGTCGCTATTGGCACTGACAAATCTGCTAGCACTTGGCTCATCGATACCAACAACAAATTGATTGTTGGAACGAGCACCGAGATAAACAGTTGTTGCAATGGTTTGAATAGCACGAATCGCCTTGGCAAAATTACCAAGAGTGATTGGGGTGCCGTTATCAACTGCGGGCGAGTCAGCTGTACCAACGTTGGTTCCAGCGACTTTGAAAAATGCCAATGTGTATCCACCATGTAATGTTGCAGGTGCTACAACATGACCATGTATTCTATCAATTCCAGCCATTTTAGTTCTCCTTGTTTTTTTGGAATCTCAACCTTTGAAATTCACTATGTTTTTATTTATGATTTTGAAAAAATATTAATCGTCGGACTTAACATCGCCATCGATTACATGTAGACTACGGGCAGTTTCCTTATTGTCGCGTAATCGCCTTATACTACGAACAAATTTACCACTATCGCCACCCTTGATACTGTTGATCATTCTGCGCTCCAGTTCATAGGCCTGATCTGCTGTATAGTTTTCTCTGATGAGATTCAGCAGATTAATGGCACTGTCAATAACATGAGTGGCCCGACTTTCTATTGCTTCTTCGCTGTTACGCTTGTTAGAAATATTATTGAGTTCTTCAAGTAAGCTACGAGTTGATCTTTTCACGAGTTCGAAATCCTTTTGAATATTTACCTCACCTAGGGTTGGTTGTAAGTATTCATTTAATTTCAGACAAAAATCATTGAATTTTGTTGCTTTGCAGCATATAATTACTAAATACTCAGTAGAAACCATGAGTCATTCTACACACAAATCAAAGGAGAACATACAATGTTTACGATATTTGGTAAATTCATTAGTTTACTTAACCGTTTTAGCAATCATCAAACAGATTTAGAGCGATTTATTGCTGCCCACAATCCACAACATGGTGGAGATGTTGACAATCTCATTAGACGATTCACTTACGATACACGGACCATGTTATGAAATATATCCGCAAATTTTATGAATTTTTAGTTGCGTGTGGTGAAGTTGTTTATGAATACCGCAAGCATAATAATGTTCGTCACTACTATTGATTCAATATAGCCAAAGTGAAGAAAAATCAGTTGCTAATCAATTGGCATAAGTATATAATATAGGACAGAGACACATTATGATTAATCCCTTACTACCATGGTTCAAGCCTACAATGAATGCAGCATTTTTTATTGATGCATTTCAAGGTGTCAAACGCGATTTAACTGACAAGATCATTACAGATCCAAGATTAAATCGTGCGGCTCATAACTATATCAACAGTCAAACAGAATTTGCCAAGATGCTGACCAATAATGCAGTTGATCTTGCTCATTATTCTATGGATTGTATCACGAACAGATACTTTCCCAAGAAGGACTAATCCACCTAACGGATCGACATTAAAACACACACATAGGAGAAATAAAATGTCAGACTACACACCAAAACTTCCCGAAGTTAAATTCAACAAGAACGGATATGAAATCCGCACAGACATCCTCGACATGGCTAAAAGCCTTATGATGGAGGAATACCACGCTAAATTCCACGGTTGGGAAATCTCGGCACAGCGTGATGAAAAATCAGGACAAGTTATTACCACAGTTGGTATGCCACAGTTTCCTGGCCTTGAGCAAGTACTATCCACAGCAGAAAAAATGTACGGCTTTGTTAATCAAGGCGTCAAAGTAAAATAATAAAAAATAGTGCATAGCACAATAGGGCCTCAGGGCCCTATTTTTTTAGGCCGGCTTAGGAGCAGCCACAGGAGCGGGCCTGGTCAATGCAAAATGATCACCGTACTGGTCTAACTTCCATGTAGGCAATAACCTATGCGCCATTCGTGCATATAAACTTTGTCTTCTTGTTGTGGCTGCTGAAAAGTACAATCGTTGTACTCGATCACCCAAGTCTGCTAACAAGGTCTTTATGATGTCAATTACTGTGTTGAATACTTCTACTTCATTGCCCGTACCAGTGTTGTCAAATCCTGAAACGCCTTTGACCTTTTTCATAGATTGAAACTCAATGGACCAATCACCAGGGTCGTCACCTTCGTCATCGTTTGAAGCATTAAACATATAGACCACGTCACCAACTTTGAAAAGGGCTTGTGCAAATTCGTCATTGCGATACCGCCACTCCCAAGAATTCACATGCTCTTTTTTATTTGGATCAATTCTAAATAGTTCTGATAGAACTTCATCTATTCTCATTTTTTCCTACCTCTACGCATGTTCAACTGCCAACGAGCCAATTGACCTTTGCGACCTTTGGCATGACTGGCCTTTTCTAATTCGGCCATAGTGGCTTTTTTGGGAATACCATGTCGCTGACTATCACCAGGCCGACCGGGTCCCTTACCATCGGCAAAGTTTTCCACCACTGGTTTGCTATGTAGATATTCAGGATACTGTTTATTGAAATGACGCATGACCACACCGGCCACTTGGTGTGCTTGATTTTCATGTGGACTACCGGTGCGACCACTTTCGTCATTGAGTTCGTGATTGGTATCTTGTTTGTAATGTACCAATTCATGTGCTATAGTTCGTAGTATGTCTACAGGATGACGACTGGCCAGCCCTATATACATTTTCTTTTCGTGATTGACATACATGCCAAAACTGGGTTGTCCCGGGCTGTCAATGTAGTCGGTAAACTCAAATTCTGGTAAGCTATCTATTCCAATAACTTCCATAGCCAATGGTAGGAAGTCTCGAAACATTTGTATGAATTGTTGACGATTTTTCTTTGAATTATTTTCTGAGAATTCACGGCTACGCATAATGTAGTATTTAGTGGGAGTTACTTTATCTCCCGTCAAGTAACGCCTGACAGTTCAATTGCGCGGACGTTTATACCGTAACATCAACGTATCCTAAGGTGGATAAGGTCAATGCTCACCATAGGGTCTGGGATTCCTATCGTGATCATTTTTTTCTGGATATACTGGATACCTATTGGGATCTTTTGGGGGATCCTTACAGGGGATATAATCTGAGTCTTCGGGGCGAGGTAAGTTATTAAGCATATAATGTTTTTAATTACACCAACTTTGTTTGGCTTCGCCGTAGTATTCTCTAGCATAGCCCTGCTGGATCAACATGGCTCGTAGGCTTTGTCCATTTAACAGTACATCTCCCAGTACGCGACCACCATACTTGTCCCAGTCGATTAACACAATTTGACGAGTGGTAGCAGCATTGATCTGTGCTTTGGTAAATGCTGTAGCAGCCTGCCCACGTTGGTCTTCACTAGGACATTTGGCACGAAATCCTTTTTCAGGAGTGTCTACACCGTATACACGAATACTGAGTTCCTGCTTGAGTGGTGCTGGTAAGAAGGTGGCAGCAAATGCCACTGTGTCGCCATCAATTACTCGAGTAATGGTGGCATCATAAGTGACGCCTTGTGGATTTTTTTGTGCCAGAACAGGCGTAGCAACAGATAGTAGCAGTGCGAATAGAATATATTTCATAATAATTGATCTTTAATTAACTGACAATATTTATGACCAAGGATGGCCAGGTGTAGGACTGGCTGTTCCAGGAACTGTGGTTGTAGCAGTGCCCACGTAGGCAGTGTGGCTACCTGTGATACTATTTAAGGGTCTATAGCCGGGTGTTCCTGTAGTAGATCGTTTAGCGGCAGCCAGTGCCAGTTTATCGGCTCTGCGTTTGAGTTTGGTAGCCCTGGGATTGGCTCCTGTTGATGTTGATATACCGTTTGCTGCCATGTTATTCCTCAAATAATATTATGTGTGCCGATACAAATTCTGCTGTGAATGGGCCTGTATCTAATTCTGCCCCATCACCTTCTGTTAACTGCCATCCATCGCCTAATACTGATCCAGATACTACATAGAGATAAGCTCGATTACTGATATTTAATTGTTTGACATCGTTTATAATCCCACACTGTATTTTAAAATCTTGATGTAGATCAATGTTTAATGGGCCAAACTGCAAATCTTTGTTAACAATTTCATAATAGGGGTCAGTATCCCTATATTCATTTTTGGGAATAATCCATATCTGTAAATATCTTGCCGGAACTGCGCCTATACTGGCCTCTGTGTGCCATATGCTCTTACCACACCACATGTGCTGTATCTGTCCGGGCACTGCTCGAGACACATTTCCTAAACTGTCTCTATGCTCTAGCTCACCCTCGACCATATAGCCCAGTATGTCAAAGTTTTTATGTTCGTGATCAGGAACTATATTTCCGGACTGTTGTATATCATCATTGATGACCTTGAGACTACCCCATCGCACATAATCAGGATTCCAATAACTATTGTTGCTAAAAGTTCGACGACTTTCAATCCAGTTGGTCTTATTCAAGCCCCTAGTACTGGCCCTGCGTATTTTCATTGTGTGCTGCCATCGGGACTATAGAATAACTTACCACTGTAGTGTATTTTACCATAGATGGTGGCAGTGGTACTGGTGTTGACCATGATATAAACACCTTCGTTGTTGCGGGTGTCATAGGTTAAATCACCAACACCCGTAACTATCTCTGTAACAGCAGTAGTCCAATTTGTATCTAATCTGCTGAAATAAACAGTACCAATAAGTGTGGCATGATTAGTAGGATCCCCGTAGATATAAGAATGAAAATCTATGTTGCCGCCTACCAAATTGGTCTTACCAATGGGAACATCATCAAAATCTAGCCATCGAGTTCCAGGACTTGGTGTTTGCGATGTGAATTCCGCATATCCTGCGTAGTTCCTTATGTTCCAGGTTGTGCCAGATACCCAGTCTTCATCCCCAGCATTGACTGTAAAAATAATCTTGTTGTTGGCATCGTCGTAAACTGCGGTAAGCCCGGTATGGCTGGTATGTACCAAAGCAGTACTGATATAGTCTTGTACTGTTTCAGATACTTCTGCAACAGTGGTTCCTATGACTTCGGCGATGGTTCCAAAGTTGCGATTGATCTTGGTAAAGGCAAGACGTATGCTATCTCCATCTCCAGCATTAGCCGTGGTACCTGTGTTTACTAACAGAAATGACATGAAATTTCCTCTAACTTGTGTTATTTAGTTGCTAACTAGGTAAAAATATGCTATCATAAATCCGTAACTTTATGTTCAATAAATAATCGAGATGGCAACACTTATACTCAACGCTGACGCTGCTCCCATCAGTATGCTGCCCTTGAGCACCATTACCTGGGAAGAAAGCATCAAATATCTGGTTTCAGACAAAGCCACCGTGCTAGAATGGTACGACGAGTGGATTGTACGCAGTGTAAACTGGAGCACTCGTGTACCCGCTGTAATGATGCTAAAGGAATATCAAAAGAAGAAAACTGCTGTGCGTTTCAGCAAACAGAATGTATTCCTACGTGATCAATACTGTTGCCAATACTGTGGTATAAGCATACAAAAGCGGTATGCCACACTGGATCATGTGCTACCGGTCAGTCACGGCGGTAAAAGCACATTTGAAAATTGTGTTTGTGCCTGTTCAACCTGCAACTCCAATAAAGGCAGCAACAAGAAGATTGTCCCGAAGATTAAACCTTATAAACCTGCTTATTATGAACTGGTGGACAAACGTAGAACAATAAGTTGGGACCTACAACATCCCAGTTGGGCCGATTATATTGGGTAGTTTATTAGCTTGCTCAATCTCTTCTGGTGTGGCATCACGTACTGTCCACATCCAATACCAAACCCCGTCGGTCTGCTGCGGCGGTCCTGCTTCACAACGCTGCATTTTCGGGTCAAATGCTGGCATATTGACCCACTCAACCAGGGCATAATCAGCCATTCCAGCAGGGTCAAGTTCAATGTCCCCAATATGTCGGGGGAACTCATTAGTCGATAGTTTGATGTATGAACTCATAATGTTGTTCCTATAGTGTTGTTACAGAAGAAGTTAAAGATGATGCAGCATCCGTTAGAGAAGAAGCGGCATCGGTGAAAGAAGATGCGGAACTAGTTAAGTAAGAGGCGGCATCATTTAGATTATATGCCCCTCCACTTAATGAGGAAGCTGCATAGGTCATAGAGTATCCGCCTACTGTATAAGTACCTGTCAAAGAACCATCTCCGGGAAGTTTCGCTATTAAAAACGATGCGGTTGGGGTTACTTGGCTATACCCATTTATATAAATATCACCGGACAAGTCAACGGCTATCCCATATGCGTACTGAGTGTTAGTCAAACTTCGCTGCCACTGAATAGTACCAGATGTATCGTACTTAATTATTTGGATATTGTAAGACCCAGATGTATTTGTAGTCCCAGCAACATAAACATTGTTTGAAGAGTCTAATGCGATACTATGGGCAAAATCAGAACTAGAACCGGCACCAATAAGCCTTCTTTGCCATTGAATTGTTCCTGATGTGTTATACTTTGCTGTATAAATATCAAGCCCCGAACCGCTTTGAACATACCCAGTAATGTAGACATTTCCGGAAGAATCTACTGCTATTCCGTTACCTGTTGCGCTAGAACTAGAAGATACGCTGTCTATGGTACGTTGCCATTGAATTGTACCAGACGAGTCATATTTGGCTGTTTGAATACATGCTATTGACGATATACTTCCTGAGCCAACAACATAAATGTCTCCAGAGGAACTAACCGCTACTTCATTCGCAGCACCGCCAACAGTTGCTAATGTACGCTGCCACTGAATAGTACCAGCTGTGTTATATTTGGCTATTACCCACTGGTCTACAGAAGAAACGGCTGCTTGACCAACAACATAAACATTATTAGAAGAGTCTACTGTTATACCATTCCCAAAACTACTCCCTGTGCCAGATATTTTTCGTTGCCATTGTATGGCACCAGTTGCGTCATATTTTACTAATTGAATTGCATAAGTTCCGCTGTAACCAATTGCATAAACATTATTTGACGAATCAACGGCTATTGAATAACCAGCACCTGTATTGGAAACAGAGTCTATTAGTTTACGTTGCCACTGAACGACACCAGAATTATTGTATTTAACTGTTTGAAGAACGGCAGACGCACCAGAAATTGAGTACCCGGTAACATAAACATTGGCGCTTGTATCAAGAGTTATTCCTAAACCAATAGTGGTACTAGAACCTTGTAATAGTCCAATCCAATAAGGACCATTGCTCTTACCATATAAATTATACAGACTAATAGCACCAGATGCCACACCGGCTAATGTTCTCACCGCAGTGTCATTTAATGATATAGTAGCAGTGGCACTTTTCCCCAATTCCACAGCAACAGATTGCCCTGTGGTAGTACCGCCTAGACTGATTGCTCCGGTTGAATTTAATGCCATATAAAAACTTTCCTATTCGAATTTAATGTATGAACTCATATTGTTGTTACGGAAGAAGTTAAAGATGATGAGGCATCCGTTAGAGAAGAAGCGGCATCTGTTAGAGAAGAAGCGGCATCTGTTAGAGAAGAAGCGACATCTGTTAGAGAAGAAGCGGCATCTGTTAGAGAAGAAGCGGCATAGGTAAATGAATATCCACCGACTGTATATGTTCCAGTTAAAGAGCCATCATTGGGTAATTTTGCAAAAAGAAAGTCGGCATTGCCCCTAATGTATGTATTACCACAAATATATATGTTTCCTGAAAGGTCTGACGCTATTGAATATCCATAATCTTCCGAACTACTACCCAATCTTCTTTGCCATTGAATTGTTCCAGAAGTGTTGTATTTGGCTATTTGAAAATCATTACTTCCACTGGCGTTTGAATAGCCACAAACATAAACATTACTAGAAGAATCTACAGCTACCGAAGTACCAACTTCAGATGAGCTTCCGCCCAATCTTCTTTGCCATTGAATTGTTCCAGAGTTATTGTATTTGGCTATTTGAAAATCTTGAGTGCCACTATCGCTTGAATAACCACAAACATAAACGTTACCAGAAGAATCTAAAGTAACTGAAAATCCAACTTCAGTAAGTGAAGCACCCAAACTACGCTGCCATTGAATGGCACCAGAAGAATTTAATTTAATTATTTGTAAATCATTTTGTAGTGGACTGTAGTATGTCGCTCTTCCACAGGCATAGATATTTCCAGAAGAATCCAATGCTATTGAAAATATTTGACTATCTGCTGTTCCGGTAGACAACTGTCGTTGCCATTGAATTGTTCCCGAAGAATTATATTTAGCCAATTGAGAAACACTGTTGCTAGAGGATGAATAGCCACCAACATATACATTGCCAGACGAATCTACGGCTACAGACATGCCAATATCGGTACCGGAACCGCCCAATCTTTTTTGCCATTGAATTGTTCCGGAGGTATTGTATTTGGCTATTTGAAAATCATTAGTTCCACTAGCACTTGAATAGCCACAAACATAAACATTACCAGAAGAATCTACAAATACTGAACCATTTACCGAATCACGACCAGCAACACCACCCAATCTTTTTTGCCATTGAATTGTTCCGGAGGTATTGTATTTGGCTATCTGAAAATCCGTAGTACCACTAGCGTTTGAATAACCACAAATATAAACATTACCAGAAGAATCTACCGTTATTCCTTGGCTATTACTGAATGCGCTTCCGCCAAGAATTCCAATCCAATATGGAACATTGCTCTTACCATATAAATTATACAGACTAATAGCACCGGATGCCACACCGGCCAATGTTCTCACTGCAGTGTCATTTAATGATATAGTAGCGGTGGAACTTCTACCTAATTCCAGAGAAACAGATTGCCCTGTGGTAGTACCGCCTAGACTGATTGTTCCGGTTGAATTTAATGCCATATAAAAACTTTCCTATTCAAACATTCGATATTTATTAAAAGTACTACTATTTTTCTCTATAGACGATACGCCCTTTGGAAAGATCATAAGGACTCATCTCTACTCGCACACGATCACCTGTGAGGATCTGTATTTTGTTTTGGCGCATACGGCCGCTGATATGGCCCAGAATCATTGAGCCTTGTTCTAATTCTACACGGAACATAGCGTTAGGAAGAACTTCTTGAACAGTACCTTCCATAGCAATTACATCTTCTTTACTCACCGGTGTTGTGTCTCCTTTTAAATTTTTTCACCTACTCGAAATCCACGGAATTTTAAGAACCGCGGAAATCTCAAACTATATGTACCATCTTGGTTTTGAGTTATGGCATCAGCACGTACCTCAACAACTTGACCAGTAAGACTATCACGCCCACTCCAAAACTCATCTCTATCATGGTCGCTAAGACCACTACCAACATTGACTCGTATTGATCGCCCATCATCCACGCCTGCGCAAACCAATGCTCCAAGTCGTCCTGCATTTTTTCCAGTGCCCTCTTCAACATCAACAATCTCCAGACTTACTTCAATAAATGGTTTTTGCTTTAGCCAAGAGTGACTGCGTTTACATTCGTAAAGGGCATCTACATCTTTGATCATAATGCCTTCATATCCGGCATCGACTGCATCGGCCATGTATTGTTTGAAGACCATCTGACCAACATAGTCATCGAGGTCAACTTCTTTCCATTCTACTATATCAACATTTCCAATCTTATCAAATGCTGGACGTAGGCTATTTAACAGATTGAATCGACGACGTTGTCCTAATACACTTTCCCCACGTTGAAATTCACTAAGAGGAACAATATCAAATAGTGCAAGGCGAGCATCAGTAGCCTGGACATCATCCTTGCGATGTACCTGCTTCATGAGATCTTGGAAATTTTTGCTGACCACTTCGCCATCCAGTACATAACTACGACCTAGCAAATCAATATTATCTAAGATAGCTGCTGTGATATGACCGAAGTTGACCAGTTCTTTGCCATTGCGACTAAACTGTGTCACCGTACGATTTTCATAGTCAACCACAGTGAGACAACGAACTCCATCCAGCTTGGGCTGTAGGATTTTCTTACCAGCAATTTTCTTTTCGTGATTGGCTCCGTCATGTGCTAACTGGCATTCAAATACCGGAACCGGAGGAATACCAGGAAATGCTTTCAATACCTTATTGATGGTCTTTTCACTGACTCCACAGCGTAGGTCCTTGATTAGAATACGGCGATACCATCCATTCCATTGCTGCTCAGTGGCACAGAACATGAGATGTTCTACCAGATCACGGGCAGAATGACCAGTTGCCCTACGATCAATTAACGCTTGTACCTGTAGAGCAAATGCGTCCCAATGCAGTCCGGTTGGACTAGTTTGCGGATCACTTGATTTTTTGATGGGCACTTGTTTTATACCAAATGTAATTAGTGCATCTAACGCCATTCTCATGCCTGTAAACAATTCGGTATTGTCGGCTACGGCCTCGGCCTCTAAGATCTGTTCTTTGTTGATGCGGCTAGCATGTTCTTCCAGCGCGGCGATAACTCGAAAACAATCACTCATAATAGGGTCTGTGT